TTCATAAAACGCTATAAGGGCAGTTACCCGGTGATGTCGCTGGTGGAACGCCTTGAAATGTTGCGGGCTATCCGGTGGGTTGATGATGTGCTAATCAATAAGGGCAATGAGGATTGCAAAGTGTTGATTGACGAGGTGAAGCCTGACTTGCTGGTGGTTGGTTCTGACTGGTTGGGCAAAGACTATTTGAAGCAGACGGGGTTGACGCGCGAGTATTTGGAACGGCGCAACATTGCTTTAGTCTTTTTGCCGTATACGGTGGGGATTAGCACCACACAACTCAAGGCACGCCTAAACTAGCCTTATGATTACAAACGGGTATGCAACTTTGCAGCAAGTGAAAGACGCTCTGCGGATCACTGATGCCGTTGATGACAGCCTGATTGAAATGAGCATTGAGGCGGCTTCGCGGGAAATTGACTCGTACTGCCAGCGCGTGTTTTATCCAACTACGGCAACGCGCACTTACCGTTGTGACAGCAACTTTTTGCTCGAGATTGACGACCTCATTTCTTTGACCACGCTTAAGACAACGGCTCAGACGGCGTGGGATACGACTTGGGGCGCAGCCGACTACCAGCTCGAACCGACGAATGGCATTGTGGGCGGACTTACTCAGCCGTACACTCGTGTGCGGGCTATCGGCAATTTCACTTTTCCCATCATGCCTAATGTGACGGTGCAGATTGCTGGCGTGTTTGGGTGGTCGGCGGTGCCGGTTGATGTGCGCCTCGCTTGTGTCATTCTTTCTCAGCGTTTGTTTAAGCGTTTTGATAGCCCAACGGGCGTTTTGGGCATGGGAGATTTGGGAGTCATCCGCATTAGCCGAATCGACTCAGACATTCAGGCGTTGCTTGCGCCGTACCAGAAGGTGAGCATTGCATGAGCATTGCGCTCATTCGTGCCGGGTTGGGTAAGAACCTTGCCACGATTCGTGGGCTACGGGTTGCCGAAACTATCCCGGATCAGGTGAACCCACCTATTGCGGTGGTGTCGCTCACCACGGTTGATTATGACGGGGCCTTGCAGGGCGGCCTGACCACATATTCTTTCATGGTCACTGTGATTGTGGGGCGTGTGAGTGAGCGCACTGCACAGCGAACCCTTGACGCATACATTTCACCGGGTGCGGGGTCAATCAAGGCGGCTATTGAGTCTGACCGCCAGCTAAGCCAATCTGCGTTTGATTGTCGTGTTGAGGGCATGACTAATGTCGGCTCGGTTACCATTGGGGATATAACTTATTTGGCGGCAGATTTCACTGTCACCGTTTACGGATATTAGGAGAAACAAAATATGCCCAAGCAGGTTTTCACTAACGCTGTCGTGACCGTAAACGGAACCGACTTGAGTGACCACATCGCCGCCGTGACGCTCGACACCTCGGCAGACGAAATCGAAACCACTGCCTTTGGCGGCACTGGCTGGCGTTCACGCGTTGCCGGACTGAAGGATGGTTCGATTCAGATTGACTGGCACCAAGACTTTGCTGCCTCATCGGTTGACTCGGTTCTTTCGTCGGCGTTCGGATCGGTTGGAACTGTCACGGTTATGCCTAATGGAACCGCGGTTTCTGCAACAAACCCCCGTTATACGATTTCAGCCGTGGTCAGTGCTTATTCTCCCGTCGCGGGCAGCATTGGTGATTTGCTCACATTCAGCACCACTTGGGCTTTTGCGGGCCCGATGGCACGCGCCACAGCTTAAAGCTGTAAGATAGGTTTCATGGAACCTATCAACCTTGAAATTATCTTCAGCGATGGCACTGCCAAAACGGTTAGTGCTGTCGCTGTTGATTTGATGCGCTTCGAGGCTCACTTTGATATGAGCATTGCGGGCTTGGCTACGCCTAAGCTGACGCACCTTTTCTTTCTGGCTTATTCGGTTGAGAAGCGCACTAAGGCTACTGAACTTGAGTTCGAGCCGTGGGTTGAAACTATCCAACTTGTTAAAGAAGGCAACTCAAAAAAATAATGCCCCTCGGGGCTTATTCGTTACACTGGTCGCTCGCACAGCTTTCATACGAGTTTAAGATTTCGCCGCGTGAGCTGATGGATCTTGATCCGCGGATGTTGTGGACTATGCAACGCTATCTTGTCGCTGTGTCACGCTCACGCGCTGAGGGCGGTCAGTAGACTTGCCTCATGGTTGTTTCGGTTCGCGCTGAGGTTGATGCCCGTGATATGGCTCGTGTCGCGCGTGTCCTTCGCCGGGTTGATAAGGAACTGTTAAACGATTTGGGGCGTTCTATGCGTTCTGGAATTGGCGGCACCGCCCAACAGATTTCGGCAAGCGCAAACGCTAATGGTGCGCCTTTGTCGGGTATGACTAACCATAATGGGGCAACAAAATGGGGGCCAGTCAAAGCGAGCATTTCAACGCGCCCTGGTCGGTCACGCTTTGGTTGGGGTGACCTTGTAACAATCAACATGGATGCCGGGCGTACTTCACGCGGTATGTATATTTCAGAATTTGCCGGATCAAAAAACCCGAATGGTTCAGACGCGCGTGGTGCATGGTTTATTGGGATGCTAAACGTTCGTGTTTCAGGTTGGCAAAAGGGTGGGCGTTATGTTTACAAAGCCTTCATGCCCTACAAGGTGAGCATTTACAATTTGGCAGAAAGTTTGCTTGAGAAGTGGACTAACCGCGTCAATGTTGAGTTGGAGAATATCTAATGCCATTACGTTTGCCCATTGTTTCAAAGTTCGATTCAACCGGAATTTTACAGGCACAAACCGGCCTTGACCGTCTTGGCGGTTTGGCAACTAATGCTGGCGCGCTTGTTGCTGGTGCGTTTGCCGCTGCCGCTGTAAGTGTTGGCATTTTTACAGTCTCATCGCTTAAGGCTGCTGATGAGTCTTGGAAAGTTAGCAAAGCCCTTGAGCAGGCCGCAAAAAACTCGGGTGTATTTGGGTCAACTGAAGCTGATATTAAAAAAGCTACTGACGCGCTGAAAGAACACGCGCAACAACTTGGTGAACTCACCGGCATTGATGATGAAGTTTTGTTGTCTATTGAAAAAACATGGATGGCTGTGCCCGAGCTTGTTGGGCTCGGCACTGAGGGTATCAAGAATCTTGCACGAGTGACCGCCGATGTTGCTGCCGGTACAGGCAAAGACATTGAAACCATTGGTTTGGCATTTATCAAAATTGCTGGCGATGAAGAAACGGCAATGAATAAACTCGTGCGGTCGGGCGTTGTTTTTAGCGATCAACAGAAAGAAACTTACAAAGCCTTACTTGACAACAATGATTTGGTTGGTGCTCAGACTTATTTGATTGAGCAACTTGGCGACAAATATGAGGGCATGGCTGAGGCTGCCGCATCACCTCTTGACCGTATCAATCAGATGTGGACTAACTTTCAGGAGACTGTTGGCACCGCTTTAATGCCAACTCTCGAACTACTTGCGCCGCTAATTGGTTCTGCTTTGGCGGCTATGGTAGCTGACCCTGAATTTGAACAACTTATGGCTGATCTTGGTCAGTCTTTTGTTGACATGTTGCCTAGTGTCAAAGAATTAATGCCGCAATTATTGAATTTGGCAGAAGTTGCTATTCCTGCGCTAATTGCAATTTTGCCTGGGATTACCGGGTTTATTGGCCTTTTGAATGATGCTTTTAATGGCTCAAGCACAGAATTACAAGATTTTAAAAAATATCTTGAAATTATTTTCATTCCTTTACAAATTCTTATTACCATTCTGGGTATTGCGATTGAAGTGGTCAAGGAAATATGGAAGCGTCTTGCTGACGCTGATATTCTGACAAAAATCATTAACCCTATTGAAAGCGCAAAGGGCGCATTTGAGGGACTTGCTAGGAGTATTAGTCAGGTAATTGACTGGTGGAACCAGCTTTGGGGCTTGCAGTCAAGCAAACCTGTTGGTCGTGTTAATTTCAAAACGATTGACGGCAATGGCGGCGTGAAGTTGGCGACGGGCGGTATTGTGTTGCCGCGACCTGGTGGAACGATGGCGACGATTGGTGAGGGTGGGCAGGCTGAGGCTGTTATTCCGCTTGACCGTTTGGGCAAGATGATGGGCAACGGTGGTGGCGGTGCTGTCTACAATATAAACATTTCAACTTTGAAGGCTGACGCGTCTATTGGTGAAATTATTGTGAACTCGATTAAGAAGTATGAGCGCACTTCGGGTGCTGTCTTTGCGGGTGCATGATGACTGTCGCAACTTCTATTGAGGTTTCGTTTCTTCTGACAACTGGTGATGCGCCATATTTTCGTGTTGGCGATCCGGTGCGAGGCGTGGTGGGTGGCGCAACTTACCGTGTGGCTGGCCCTATTTGGATTGATATTACTGATTCGGTTGTGTCGGCTTCTGTGAAGCGTGGGCGCAACCGTGAGCTGGACAGGTTTTCGGCTGGTCAGTTGTCGGTGACGCTAAACAATGAGACCCGTTTGTTTGACCCGCTAAACGACTCCAGCCCTTATGCGGGCAACATTATCCCGCGCCGCGCAATTCGTCTCATTACTGGTGGCGTTGTTCAGTTCACGGGTGTCATTGAGGATTGGGATTTTGACTATTCCACCTCTGGTGAGTCCAAAGCCTCTATCAAGGCGGCTGACGCTTTTACTTTGTTTGCCCAACAGTCGTTGACTGCTGGCACCGCGACACCGCAAACGACGGGTGAACGGGTCAACGCGGTTTTGTCACAGCCAACTGTGGCTTGGCCTTTGACGGATCGGAACATTGAGACGGGCGCGCAGACTGTTGGCGCAGATGTTTTTGATGGTGGCGTGTTGGATTATCTGATTCAGGTTGAGGCTTCTGAGCAGGGTCAACTTTTTGTTGGCAAAAACGGGTTTGTAAACTTTATTAACGGCAATAAGACGATTACTTCGGCTGGTGTTGTTGCGTCGTTTAGTGATGATGGTTCGGGTGTGCCTTATTCGGCGGCCTCGGTCAACTATGGAACCGACCTTCTTTTTAATCAGGTTGAGTCCACTTCTCCGGCTGGCACCGCTGTTGCTAATAACACGGTGTCTCAAGACAAGTATGGGATTGCTTCTACGAGCGTTGGCACCCTTTTGAACACTTTTACTGCAACAGAGAACATTGCACAATTTTGGGTGAACAAGTATGCGGAACCTGAGTACCGTTTTGAATCTATTGTTGTTGTGTTGGATGGGTTGGATGGGTCACAGCTTGTTGATGTGTTGGCTATTGAGCTTGGTGACATTATTGACATTACTTTCACGCCTAATCAGATTGGTTCAGCGATTTCCCGTTTTGGTCAGGTCATTTCGATTAATCATGATGTGAAGCCGGGTAACCATCAGGTGACTTTTGGTGTTGGTTCGTTGCAGTATTCGTTCCTAGTTTTGGATGATGTTGGTTTTGGTATTCTTGATGTGAACGCGCTTGGATTCTAAGGAGAAAAAATGGCAGGCTTGGGCAACAAAATATGGGCAACTGATGATGTTTTGACGGCTGTTGATTTGAACGGGTATTTGGCTGATCAGGTGACGATGGTGTTTGCGTCGGCGGCAACGCGTACAGCTGGTATTGCGTCACCGTCTGAGGGCATGGTTACTTATCTTTCGGATTCTAATTCGTTGTGGCATTATGACGGGTCAACATGGGTGAACATTCCGACTGCTGCTGTTGGTACGGCTTTATATGCGACTTCGGCTGGAACGGCGGCAACAGCCGGGACAGCAGTTAGTGCAAATAAAATTAGTAACCGATCTATTTTTGTTCAGGCTGGTACCCCAACAGCTTTGGCAACTGACGATTTGTGGTTTTATTAATGGCTACATCTAGCGGCAGTTTTAGTGGCCGCCCGGCGGTAACGCTTTATTTGGATTATTCTGAAACGTCAACTAATCCTGGTGCAAACACTTCTGTGGTTAGTTGGACGTTGCGCCTTGTCGGTAACAGCGCGTCTTTCGGCCTAGATTTGGTTAGCACTTATTCGGTCAATATTGGTGGCACACCTTACAACGGTTTATGGAACTACGATTTTCGTTCTAATAACACTCCAACGATTGCAAGCAACACAACCACAATCACGCATGATGCTGATGGTTCTAAAACAATTTCTGTTTCGGCAAGTGCTACGGATAATGCAGGTAACTTAGGTTCGGCTTCTTTGTCTGGAAGTCTCGCTTTGACGACATTTCCGAAGGGCCGTCGGTGGAATGGTTCGTCTTGGACTTTTTTGACTACCCGTCGTCGGTGGAATGGTTCGGCGTGGGCGGATTTGACTATTGCGAAACGGTGGAACGGCACGTCTTGGGTTGACTTGTCTTAAGTAGACTGAACACGATTTAAGGAGAACTGATGGCTGGTCTTGGTAGAAAAGTGTTTTCACCCGGTGAGGTGTTGACGGCTACTAATGTGCAGAATTATTTGATGGATCAGGCTGTGCAGGTGTATGCGAGTGAAGCTGCGCGAGGTTCTGCTATCGGCTCGGCAACGACTGAGGGCATGGTTGCTTATTTGGCGGATGTTAATTCGGTGCAAATGGCTACGGGAACCGCAACTTGGGTGAATGTTGATTCTTTGCCTATTGTGGCTGGTACTGCTACGCGTGATGCGTTGTACCCGTCACCTGTTGCAGGAAACACTGTTTTCCGTTCTGACACGGGCAACATGGAGTCTTATTATTCGGCTTATTCCACGGCTGTTCCGGGTGGTCGTGATTCTGCTGGCTGGTATGCCACGAGCCGCGTGGATGGGCTTGTTCCTATTGTTCCTAGTTCTGTTTCTGTGGGTTCAGGTTCTTCATCCATTGGGGCATTAGGAAAAGTAACTTTGACTACTGTTGGAACTAGTTTTAGTTTGAACGGTGTTTTCAGTTCTGCTTACGAAAACTATAAAGTTGTTATGCAGGGTGTCACTGCTTCTGCTACTGCGTTAACGCTGCGTTTTAGGGCTGCCGGGACTGATCGCACAAGTGGTAACTATGATTGGGTTGGCATTGTTGCTGACGCCTCTGGCCCTCGTCAAGCACGAAACAGCGGGCAAACAAATATCACAACATCTTTGATTGTTGCCACGAATCACACGAGCGAAATGTTGTTTTACACACCCAACGTGTCTGGTGTATTAACTCGTGTTAAGGGTGAGTCTTTATCTTGGGCTACGGGTAATGTGAACAGTATTGCCTATAATGGTTTGTTTAATACTGCACAGGTTGATGACGGTTTTACTATTTTGACTGGTGCAAACTTTACAGGCACTATTCAGGTTTACGGTTTCAACTGATATGGCTGATGTAACTCTGCAAGATATTCTTGTTGCTATAGCCCGTTTTGAAACAAAGCAGGATGCCATGATGCAAAAACTTGATGACCTGTCGCGCACCTCGGATCAGCATTGGAAGCGCATCAACGAGATTGAAACGAAGCTTGCTTTGCTTGAGCAACGGCAACCGCCACGAGTGCACCCAACTGTTTGGGTTGTTGCGGCGATTGCAATTCTTGGTTTTGTTGCCAGCTTTGTCACCTACATAGCTAATTAGGAAAAGCACAATGCGACAGCCCTCAGATTACAGATATGCCTCTGCCGACCCGTTTGGTCATATTCGCCCGTCAGGTCGGGCGCACACGGGTTCCGATTGGGTTGCACCTACGGGGTCACCTGTTTATGCGGTTGCTGATGGTGAGGTTTATGCGTCGGGCTGGTCGGATGGGAACGGCAACTATTTGGCGCAGACTTTGCCTGACGGGAAAACTTGGTCATATATTCATTTGTCTGAGCAGTTGGTTGGCTTGGGTGCGGTGCGTCAAGGTGATGTGATTGCGTTGTCGGGCAATACTGGATCTAATAGCCGGGGGCCTCACCTTCATTGTTCGTGTGCTGCTGACGGCAACCCGCGCGTGTATTTGGGTATTGGTTCGCTTATTGACCCTTACGCCTATTTGACAGCAGTTCCACCAACACCACCGCAACCGATTGGAGAAGATATGGCTCAGGGCGCTTTTTACCGGGCTAACCCTGCTATTTATTGGCAGGAAAAACCGAACACACCTTTTACTGCACTTTCAATTTGGACTTGGAACGCGTATGCCGCACAGGGTAACCGTTATATTGAGATTCCGAAGGCTGAGCTTGATGCGCTGATTAAGAAGTATGGTTTGATTCCTAATCCCCCTACGAAATAAGGAGAATGAAAAAATGAGTTGGTTGAAGTCTGTTTTCACTGAGCCGGTGCGCGCATGGATTTACCGTGTGTTGATTGCTGTGGGTGCTGTTGTGGGCGCGTATGGGTTGCTTGAGGCTAACGAGGTTGCGACCTGGTTGGGTTTGGCGGCTGTGGTGTTGAACATCATGCCTGCTGGTAACACTTCGGTTAAGAAGTAGGCGCGCATGGAGAAAGAGCAGGTTGGCAAGTACACCATCCCGGTTGATCCTATGGATGGACTTGTCTGCGAGGCGTGCGAATAGTTTGCTAAACTGATGTTGCGCGATTCCCTTCCCTCGCGTAAGGCCCCGGCTGAGTCTTTGATTCGCCGGGGCTTTCTTTTGCCCAAAAGTTTTTTGCGGAAATAGTTGACACGCGTATTACAAACCGTGTTAGGGTTGTATTACGGCAACAAGGCCGGTTCTTGGAAGGGAACAAAATGAGCAGCATGAGCAACATTTACACAACGGCAATGGTCATCAGCGAACTTGAGAATCGCATGAACGAGCTGGAAGAAGAATGTGTCAGCATCAACGAGGCTGACGATGAATACCCTTGCCTGTGTGACATTCACGGCGAACTCGATGCCGTGTATTCACAGTGGCGACGCATGGCGAAAGAGTGGGCAACCTTTCCGGTTGCGATTCGCAACGAGGCAATGCAGATGGCAATGGAAGGAATCAACGCATGACCGGGCAGTGGCAAGACGACGACGAGGTTGTGACAACCTTTCGCAGTATCAAGATGACTCAGCAGGAAAACTATGATGCCGGGTTTGCAGCCGGTGTTGCTTGGGCTGAAGCTCAGGTTAAGGCTGGTGCGTGATGGGTAGTTTTTCGGAAATTCACGCGCGTATTAGTGAGCTGATTGAGGCTGAGGCGCACCTAAACGAGTTGGGTTGGACAACCTTTGAGGCGTTGCCTTACCGCGAACAGTGGCAACAGGCGTTTGAGGATTTGAACACCTTTTTTAGCCCGTTGGAGATTCGTCAGATGATGGTTGAGGTGGAAAATGTTTGATCAGTATGGTTTGAGGGCGCATAACCGTCGTGTGGCTAATCCGCGCACTGTGGCGCACACACCGGCTTATTATCGGGTTCGTTCGTTTGCTCGGGGCGTGACCGCTTTGGTGGTCAACTTGTTTTGGGTGGCCGTGTTTCTTGGGCTTGTTGGTGGCGTGTGGTTTGCTGCCGGTTCGCTTGGTGAGTGGTTGACTCAGGTGACCAAGTGAGTGGGCGTGTGCGCTCTGTGCGCCTACCTGACGCGTTGTGGGAACAGTTGCAGGCGGTTGCTGAGGCACGCGGTGTTAGCGTCTCTACGGTCATTTTGACGGCGTTGAGTGAGTATGAAAGGAAGGTTACATCATGGGAAAAGCGTTAAGGCGTAGAACTTTTGTGAGGTCGCCGCGCGTGTTTTGGTGGGGGCTTGCGTGCTGGTCGGTCATCGGCTTGCTGTTTGCCATTGTTATCGCCGGTTTTGGTTACATTATTTGGTGGTTGGCACAATGACCGAGTTCAACGAGTGGCGTGAACGGATCAACGCGGCACACATTCCGGCACCGCGCACCTATCAAGAGGCGTATGAGTCGTTTATTTTGAGGTTTGCGGAAATCCCGGCAACGGATAAGGCTTCGGGGTTTCATGCTGGCTGGTTGGCTGCGTGTGATGCGTTGGCGAATCGTTTGGTTGAGTGGCTTGATGAGCCTGCTGGCGATGATGTGGCGGCGTTTCTTGAGTTTGTGAATCAGTTGCGTTCTGGTGATCTTCAATGACCAGCGTCCGCATTTCAGCGGTTGTATGGGGAACTTATTCTGACGCAGAAAAAAGTTTCGTCATTGATTCGCTATTTGACACCTGGCGCGAAAAAGGCTTTCCGCATTACATCCTGACTGAAGAAGAACGCAATAAAGAATTTCAAAAACTAGCCGCGTTTGATACGACAAATCTGATTGCAAATAATGTGGTTGGTCAGACTTTGCACGCGCTTGGGTTGGCGTGGCATTACTTCCCGCATCATTGGTCTGTTCGGACAGGGAAAATGTTGACACCTGTTGATGTTTGGGAAAATGATGATCTGTTGAAAAAGGCATTATTCAGCAGGTTGAAGTGGGGCGGGTATTCCATTACTGATGGTGTGCCTTCAATCACTTTGGCTTCTATGCGGAAGGCGGTTAGGAGTTATTCTGGTGTTCAGCGCGTCAGCAATTTCCGTCCGTCCGCGGCGAAAGCTATCTATAATTTCTTCCCGAATGTGGAGACTGTTTGGGATATGTCTTCCGGTTTTGGCGGCAGATTGTTTGGCTTTCTTTCGAGCAACGCTAAACATTATGTTGGCACTGATCCGGCTGTTGAAACTTTTCGCGGTCTTGAAGCTATTGGGGATGAATGGGCGGCGCGGTTAGGTAAAAGCGTTGATTTGCACAATGTTGGTTCGGAAGTCTTCGAGCCTGAAGCACAGGTTTTTGATTTGTGTTTTACTTCACCGCCGTATTTTTCTCGGGAAAAGTATTCAGAAGATGAAGGGCAAAGTTTCAAAAAGTTTGATTCAATCAACGATTGGAATGATGGTTTTCTTCGTCAGACTTTCGAGAATTGCCGCCAGGGGTTGAAGGCTGATGGCGTGCTGGCGATGAATGTAGCGAATGTAAAGGAACATCCAAACCTGGTTGCTGATGTTGAAAAGATCGCTGGCCAGGCAGAGTTTGAACAGCTTGAAACAATGCAATATGCGTTGTCTTCAATTTCCAAAGGTGGTTTGAAGTATGAACCAATTTTGGTTTTTAGAAAGAAGTAATTTGAATGTCAAGGAATCGTGCAAGTGCTAAGAAAGCTGGTTCAATGTTTGAACGCGTTGTTGCTGAATATTTGGCAGACCAGTTAGATGATGATCGCATTGAACGGCGCGTGCGGAATGGTGCAAAAGATCGTGGCGATATTTCCGGCGTCAGAACCTGCACTGGTGGGCGGGTAGTTCTTGAATGCAAAGATTATGGCGGCGTTTACCATGTGGGCGAGTGGTTGCGTGAGGCTGAGGTTGAGCGTGGCAACGATGATGCGGCGGTTGGGGTTGTGGTGGCGAAACGGCGTGGTAAGTCTGATCCGGCTGAGGCGGTTGTCTTTATGACTTTGGAGGCGTTTGCGCGTCTTGTCGGTTGTACAGAATAGGTTGATTGAGGAAGGGAAAGATAATGGATTATCGGAAAATGTTTTCTGAGTGGCACAAGGCTCAGGTTGCTGAGAATGCGAACCCGTACCCGACAGGGGTTCAGGGGTTTCAGGGTGGCGTTGAGGCTGAGCGGGCGCGCATTCTCGCGCTACTCGAAGCGCGTCAAAACGACCTGATGTCATGCCTCAAAGACGATGACTGTGCGGTTCGCGCAGATGCGATAGAGGTGTGCATTAGCGACATCAAGGGAGAGAACGAGTGACCTTCGCTGACCAATACGCAAACCACGCATACGCTGACCTAATCCGTGAGGCAGAGACTCAAGGTATCGGAATTGGTGCGAGCCAAGAGCGCGAACGCATCATTGCGTTGTTGCAGGATCATGTTTGCCCGGCTTGTGAGACTCATTACAAAAAGTATGAGTTGCAGTCAATTCTTTATGTTGAGTATCCGCATCAGTCTTGTGAGGGGCTGTTGTGTGCAATTGCGCTTATCAAGGGAGAGAGTCATTGATTGCGCCAGGTCGGTTTGTTGCGCGGTCATCGGATCGTGACTTGTGGTTGGAAGCCCGGAAACAGGGTGTGACGGCAACGGCGGTGGCTAAGGCTGCGTCTGGCCCGGCAGGGTTTCGTGACCAGTTGGAGGCGCGCCGGAACCCGGTTGAGGTTGAGGTCAACGCGTTTATGGCGTGGGGCAGTTTCATGGAAGGCCCGATTTCGTTGTGGGTGAAAGAGCAAACCGGGATTATGCCGAATGAGTGGTTGATTGCTCACGATGATGCGCGTTTTTTGGCTACGCCTGACGGGTTGAGTCTTGACCACACTTTGATTGCTGAGATAAAGACGATGGGAACGGATCGTGAGAAACCGCCGCTTGACCATGTGAGGCAGATGCAGTGGCAAATGTTTTGTGTGGGCGAGCAATGCACGCGGGCGTTTTATGCGTGGCAGTTGCGGGTGGATGTTCCGGGCGGGTTTGCGCCGGGCTGGATTGAACCGCGCTCAGTGTGGGTTGAGCGTGATGACAAGATGATTGCCGATTTGGTCAAGGTGGCTGAACGGCTTATTGAGGAAGGGAACAGCAATGGCTAATTTCAATTTGGACTCATATGAGACGGTTGAGCAACGGCACGCACGCGCGCTCGAGGCTTACCCGGATTTGCGTTGTGTAATTGTGAACCACACAACCGAGAATGACCGGGCGCAGGCCATGTGGGTCGTCGAGGCGCGCGTGTATATGAATGCTGAGGATCAGGCGGCGTATTTGCCGAAGGCTACTGAGTGGGCGTTTGAGGTTGATGGCGTTGGTATGGCGAATAAGACGAGTGCATTGGAGAACGCTTGCACTAGTGCGTTAGGTCGCGCATTGCGTTGGGCGTTTGCTGGCTCGAAAGGGCCAAGCCGTGAGGAAATGCAGAAAGTGGCGCGTGCGTCAAAGCCTGTCATACCACCGGCTGACCTTGACACACAGTTGGCACAGATTCCCGACACTATCGAGTTGCAAAAGTTTTATGAGTCGGGGCTTGCGCTTGGTTGGATGAATGACCAGGTGCGGGCGTTGTTTACGGCGCGTAAATCTGAACTGAAAGGCGCGTGATGGGAACATTGATGCATGACCGCGGAGGAATTGCAGAAGGTGCTCGAATCGTTGGCGAAGGTTGGCGGCGTTTACGAGTATGTTCGGCAAGCGGTGGAGGTTATGAATCGTGAGCCACGGGAAACGGAATCAGAAAGCGTTTAGGCGTGGTTCGTTGAGGCGCAAGATTGCTAATCAACGGATTGCGAATCAAGAGTTTTCAGCAGATACGGATTTTGTCGCAAAGTTGCCCACGGAGCTGACTGAAAAGCAGAAACTGGCCATACTTCGTTCTAATGAGATTCGAGCACAGCTGGAGAAAAACAAATGAATCCCGAGTTGATCCGCGACCAGATAACGGGTTACCTGTTGGAGTTGCGGAAAGCCCCTGACGCGCATTATCAGGCTGAGCTAAAGAAGGAACGGGCTCAGCTTGATTTCCAGAAGGCGTTTGATGTTGCGTTTTTGATGTGTGAGGGCAACATTGAGGAACGGAAGGCGACGGCGCGACAGTCGGCGGCGGATGCTCAGCAAGCGTTGGGTGTTGCTGAGGCTGAGTTCAATCGGATTAAGTTGAAAACGCGCCAGCTTGAGCAGTCTGTGATGGCTTCGCAAAGTTTGCTGAGGTCAATTCAGGCTGAGGGCGCGTGATGAAACCTGATGGCGAGGATTTGGCTGATTGGTCATGGATAATTGAGCCATTAGATGTTGGTAAGAAACAGCCTGATGTGCCTCGCGCTTCGGGTTGGTATTCGGGAAGGGAATGATGAAACCTTATTTTGATGATGGTTTGGTGACGCTGTATCACGGTGATGCGCTTGAGGTGTCTGAGTGGTTGTCGGCTGATGTGCTGGTGACTGACCCGCCATATGGCATGGCATATGTTTCGGGGCGACGCAAACAGTTGGCTATTATTGGCGATCAATCATTGAGTGCGCGTGACGATGCCCTGAAACTGTGGGGAGAAAAACCTGCATTAGTCTTCGGCACATGGAAACAACCGCGCCCCAATAATGTTCGTCAACTAATCGTTTGGGATAAACGCGGCGGTGCGGGGTTTAGCGGTGATTTGAATATGCCGTGGGCGGATATTACTGAGGAAATTTATGTGTTGGGGCAAGGGTGGCTTGGTAGAAGGCGGCCGGCTATTTATTCCATCCCGACATTGCCACCGGCAAACCGGCCTGACCATCCAACGCCTAAGCCTGTTTCCTTAATTCAGCACCTTTTGGATTGTTGCCCAGATGGTGTTATTGCTGACCCATTTGCGGGATCGGGCGCGACACTTTTGGCGGCGCGCAACTTGGGGCGCAAGGTTATTGGTGTTGAGCTTGAGGAAAAATATTGTGAACTCATTGCCAACCGTTTGAGCCAACAAGTGTTCGATTTTGGGTCGCTTGACGCGTGATACTCTGAGACGGTGAAGCCTGAGCCGTGGATGGATGATGCCAAGTGTGCCGAGGTGACACCAGACATTTTCTTTCCTGAGTTTGGTAACAACCATTCTCGGCAGGCGATAAAGATTTGTGAGGGTTGCCCGGTGCGCCTGGTTTGTCTTGAGTATGCGTTGGTGAATGAGGAAGTGTGGGGCATTTGGGGTGGGTTGACCCCTAGCCAGCGGAAACGGTTGAGGCGTGGCCGTAGATAAGAAACTGATGGCGGCGTTACGCGCTCGTGACGGCGGTGTGTGCGCCTGGTCGGGTATGGAGACTGACACGCTTGTGCCACACCACAGGGCTAACCGTGGGGCGGGCGGTTTCAAGGGTGCGGATCGGTTATCGAATCTTGTGCTGGTTGACTCGATAGCGAACGGCCGGTTTGAGGCTGACCTGCAAGAAAAAGCAAAACTGTTGGGGTTCAAGATTTCGCGCTACGCTGACCCGGAAAGCATCCCGCTGTTTCACAAGGTGTGGGGTTGGGTTTTGTTGAAGGATGACGGGAGTGTGGTGCGTTGTGAACGAGACTAAGTTGGCGGCTCGAGGGATTATTGAGGCTTCGGGTGTGCAGTCGGTTGACTCGGCACTGATTATTGGTAGCGGTTGGGGTGACGCGCTGGCATATGTTGGCGAGTGTGTTTGGGAACAACAGGCTAAAGACTTTGTTGGGTTTGATTTTGGGGCTGTGCGCGGTCATAGCGGGCTGTTGCACATCATTTTGACTGCGACGGGTAGGCGCGTGCTGGTGTTGCCTCGGGCGCACTTGTATCAGGGGGCGTGGCCTCACGATGTGGCGCACCCGGTAAGAGTGGCAACAGCGATGGGCGCAAAAACGATTGTGCTGACTAACGCGGCAGGTTCTACGCGCGCCGAATATGTGCCAGGTGACATTGTGACGATTGCGGATCACATTAACTTGACGGGCGAGTCACCGGCTCGAGGTTTTTTGGATATGACCAACACTTACACATTGCATTTGCAGCAGTTGGTTGAGGATATTGACCCGGCAATTCAGCGTGGCGTGTATGCACAGTTTAGGGGGCCACAGTATGAGACACCGGCTGAGGTGATAATGGCGCGTATTCTTGGGGCTGACCTTGTTGGGATGTCTACGGCGCTTGAGGCAATTGCTGCGCGCGAGTGTGGGCTTGATGTGCTCGGGCTGTCACTGGTGACGAACATGGCGGCAGGGCTTGGCCTTGAGTTGTCACATGACGATGTGTTGGCTACGGGGCGTGTTGTTGAGTCGCGGTTGGGTGAGCTGTTGCGCGCTGTGTTGTGTGAGGTTTGACCGTCATGTGTTGTAGGGTGAAGTCATAACCGAATAAACGAAACCCGGCGAGCGGACTTGCATACGCTCAAACCGGGCTTCTAATCAGACTGAAAAGGAGTCTAACTATGGATAAGTCTAGCGAAAATTGTGGCCGCAAACCGCTGATTGCGTTGTGGTATCTGCACAAAACAACCGAGTGCATCTCCACTTGCCTGCCAGAGGATCGCGCTGGCATGGTGCGTTTGCAGGCGCACTATCTTGCGCTGTGCAAAAAGTATGGTGTGACCACCGAACAGGTTTCTGACAGTCTTGATATCACTGACGCGCATGCTTCAGAGTTGCTTTCACTCGGGAAGGAACTTATCTGATGCCTAAGAGCTTTGAAGAATCCTTAGACGAGTGCCTGACTGTTTTGGCGCGCGAGTTTCTTATTTATGGCAGTGACAAACCTGTGTTTACTGAACTGCAAGAGCAGGCTGTTGCAATTCTTGTTCACGGCGGTGTGACGGCCCGAGACTTTGCTTATGCCATCGAGTCCAACGATATGGAATATGTCTTCGATGAAGATCAGTGGCGCGACATTCTTTCTGATGCACTGATGCGCCGCGCAGACATCAAGCGCGAGATTGCCGAGGGAGAAAAATGACTTGGGCAAAGATTGATGACCAGTTGGCGTTTCATCCCAAAGCGGTGCAGGCAGGCAACGAGGCGTTGGGTATGTGGGTGCGCGCAATGTCGTATTCATGCCAAATGCTTACGGGCGGTTTCATTGCTAAAGACATGGCGGTGGCGTTCGGCGGCGTAAAGGTTGCTAAACGGCTCGTAAATGCCCGTCTGTGGCACGAAGTCGATGGTGGCTACCAATTCCATGATTGGGATCAATACCAGCCGTGTGCTGAGACTGAGAAGGCGAAGCGCGAGGCCACAAGGGTGGCACGCTCTGAGGCTGGCAAGGCTGGTGCTGGTGCGCGATGGAATGGCAAAAACAAGCCTGAATCTATGGCAAATGACATGGCAAACGGTATGGCAAACGGTATGGCAAAACCTATGGCAAACGGATGGCAAAACGATGCCCCCGAACCAGAACCAGATAACTTAAGCAATGTTGTTGTTAAGCCGACTCGCAAAACACAACTACAACCAGGATGGAAACCATCACCAGCAGGCTATGACTACGCCAAGACAAAAGCGCCGGGAATGAACATCGAAGCCTCATTAGAAGATTTTGAGGATTACAACCTGCGAAACAATCGCACAAACGCTGATTGGGATGCAGCTTGGCGAACTTGGGTGAGGAAGGCGGTGGAGTTCAACGCGCTGTTGGCTCAACCGTTGCCACCACCCAAAAAGCAGTTCACAGGCTATGAGGATGACGATGTTTGACACTGAGAAAGCGTTGGTGGGCGCGATACTTGGCAAACCGTCAACCATTGACCTTGTGACGGTCACAGGCCAAGACTTCGCCGATCCGCAACTTGGGGATGTGTTTGACCAAATCCGGGCGTTCACAGAGTCGGGCAAGACTGCCGATTTTATTACAGTGTCGGCGGCGTTGCCTCAGCACGCGCAACTACTCGCCAGCCTCAGCGAATATGTGTTCGGATCGTATGCGGTTGAGGAATACGCTGGCATCGTTTCTGAGGCTTCTTTGAGACGGCGTTTGAAGTCTGCCGGTATTGGTTTGGCAAATCTTGAGGATGCGCTTACCCCGTCTGAGATGGTTGAGCGTGCGCGCCAGCTCGTTGATGACGCGGTTGGGCAGTCGGCAAGCAAGGTGCGGTTCATTCGTGACATTCTCCCAAGCCTCGAGAAGAAGCTTGAGATGCGTGAAATGTTTATCCCGTCACCGTGGCGCGGCTTAAACGCGGTCATGGGCGGTTTTAGGCAGGGGGCCGTGTATGTGGTTGCAGCGCGCCCTGGCGTGGGCAAGACGGTTATTGCGGCGCAAATCGCAACTGAGATGGCTAAGCATGGGTTGGTGTCTTTCTCAAGCCTTGAGATGACTGAAACAGAATTGGTGTCACGCATCATCGCTGAGCGTCTTGACATTAGCGTTGGGCATTTGAATGACGGCAAACTGAACGCTGCGGAGAAGCAGGTGCTGGCGGATCATCGGGATGTTGTGGCAAGCCTCAGCATTGCGGTTGATGACCGTTCAGGTGTGAACCCGTCAGACATTAGGCAGTTTGTTCGCACCGTGTCGCGCAATGGCAAACTGTCGGGTGTGGTGGTGGACTATCTGCAACTTCTCACGAGCAAGTCGAAGATGGAACGGCACAACCAGGTTGCAGAGTTTTCGCGCCAACTGAAAATCATGGCTAATGACTTCCGGGTTCCGGTGATTGCACTGTCACAGTTGAACCGCAATGTTGAGGGCAGGGCTGAGCAGACACCACGCCTGTCTGACTTGCGTGAGTCGGGTGCGATTGAGCAAGACGCTGATGTGGTCATTCTGTTGCGGCGTGAGGGTTTCGCACCAACTGAAGAGCTGGTGATGGATGTGGCCAAGAATCGTCATGGTGAAACGGGCGAGGTGCGTTTGTATTGGGATGGGCGTTACTCGAGGGCGGTCAATCAATGAGTCTTTACAACCTGATAATGCACATTGATCCGGTGAAGCTTGAGGCGGAACGCTTCGGGCTGTCGGCTGAGGTTGCGCGCGAAATGCTGACCGAGAAGGGAACGCTGCGGAAACGGGCCAAAACGACGCGCCGGAAGCCGGTAACAAAAAAGTCTCAACCTAAGCGTGAAAGTATTACAAAGACAGTAAACTTGAATGAGGCGCAACAACGCGCTGTTGAAAACTGGTTGAAGGGATTGGGATGACACCAGAGGAAATGCAGGCGGCACTAGATGAAGCAAAGAATGTGATTGCTGAATATCTAGAGGTCATAAAGATTTGCTACCGGCACCAGGTCGGCGGAATGTCGGCCGAGGTAGCAATGCACGAAATCCAAACTACGATACAGAAAGTGAGCCAAGATGGCTGAAGTAATTGTGACCGCGTTTGTTCAAGACTGGAAGCGCGACACCAACGAACCAAACCCTGAGTGGGGTATGAAGGTGGCTGAGAACCACCAGAAGAAAGACGGTGACAAATGGGTGACCATTGGGCGCACCTATTTCACAGTCAAAGCTGGTTGGGATATCAAGATTGATTTTCGCCAGTTCAAGTCTGGTGATCGGGTGAAGATTGTGGGCAAGCAGGTGACCGAGACTCGGGAGAGCAACGGGAAAACCTATTACACACTCACCATCAAGGCTGACAGTGTGGAACTGGTGCAGGCTGGTCAGTCTCAGGCGAACGCACAGCGCGCGTTTGCTTCAGGGGATGAGCCGTTCTAATGGGAATGCTGGAAGGGCTAGAACCCATTAGAGCTATCAGTTCGTGCAAGACGCGCACCATTCTTGAGGGCCTTGAGAAAGATGATCGCAAGATTCTTGAAGCGGCGTTGGTTGACTTTGACAAGTGGAACAACGGCGCACTCGCACGCGCGCTGGCGCAACGCGGCATCAACATCAAAGCGGACACTTTGGGAATCCATAGACGAGGGCAGTGCTCATGCTTGAAAACTTAGAGCCTGCACGCAAGGTTGATGTTCCGGCAGACTTTAGGCCGGGCATCACCTTTGACGGCTCAACAGGCACAGCTACCACACCGGGTTATGTTGGTAATGAACAAAACTTTGACGAGTTTCTGATTGATGCCGGTATGTCACCGGATGAGATTGATGTGATACCGCCGGTTCGCACGAGCCGTTGGCAGCGGTATGACGGTGAGTGGCTGACAAGTTACCGTTTCACTTTCCGCAAGAAAACTTCGGGCATTGACTTGCCGTTGTTGCTGGCTGAGGCTAGGCGCAAAAGCAAGCCAACATTGTTGCCTAAGCCTGAACCAAAATGCCTTGTTGTCATGTGGTCAGATCTTCAAGTCGGGAAGGTGGATTATAGAGGGAATAGTCAAAGCCTGATTGAGCGCGTTGAGCTGATGCAGGCGAGACTTGTTGACCAGGTGAAGCGCGAAAAACCTGAACGCATCATCTTCGCTGACTTGGGTGACACCGTAGAGAACTTTAGTAACGCCGCATCAATGAACCAGCTACAGTCCAACGACTTGAGCATCATGGAACAGGTCGACCTCGCAACAACGCTTGCATGGCAGACACTGAAACTACTGAGCAAGTATGTGCCCAACATC